TACAATATTTATTGTTTCCCGCGGAGGCTTTAGACGATAAGAGAATAGAAGCATCTATAAAGGGAGAGAGTTATATGTTTGCTAGTCCAGAGAATTTGGCAAAGCAAGGACAGGCTCTACCATTGGGTTATGGTAGATTAAGGGTTGGATCTCAAATTGTTAGCTCGTCTATAACTAATAAAGATTTATCTAATAATAATTTTGATAATACTGATTTTGGATATCCTGATAACATTAAAAATCAAATTTCTGAGTTTTTAAATTTAAGCTTGTTGAAAAACGAATATATGTAACATGAGAGTGTTTAAGAATAAAATTTTAAAATCTTTTAAGGGAAGGGGTTCTTCCAAAGATGATGCGGATGTAAACTATTCTCTCATGCCTCAACCAGATGGAAACTTTTTAAGAAGTACGGATTTTTTAAGTAGCTTAGATCTTTTATGCGAAGGCGAAATAGAAGGTTTTGTTAATCCAGAAGGAGCACTTCTAAATGGTGTAGATGTTCTACAAGCTGTATATTTAAATGATGTTCCAGTATTAGAAGTAGAATCTTATTCTTCGGCCACAGCAAAATCACTAGTAGATTTAACAGGGCCTACAATAATAATTGTAGGAGATAATCCACAAATAATAGAATTAGGGGTAGACTCATTCGTTGATGAGGGCGCATTTGCAGATAACGGAGAAGCTGTTTCTGTTATCAGTAATGTCGATGATCAGGTAGTGGGAAGTTACACAGTAACCTACTCTGCAACAGATGCCTCTGGGAATACAAGCACTGCCACTAGAGTTGTAAATGTTATTGAAAAAACAGCTCCAGTGATAACTATTTTAGGCAGTAATCCATTGACAATACAACAAGGAACTGTTTACACCGACGCTGGTGCAACTTCAGATGGCGGAGAAACTATTACTGTTATAAATGGTAACATAGACACAAGTGTTCCGAATAGACACCAAGTCATCTATTTTGCTACAGATGCCTCTGGAAATACAGGAACCGCAATTAGACTCGTTAGCGTTATAGATACTGTGCCTCCAGTAATTACGGTATTGGGTGATAACCCATTGCTAGTTGTTAGAGACTCTACATACACCGACCCTGGTGCTACTTCAGATGGTAACGAATTTGTCTCCATTAATAATGCAGTGAATATGTCTGCAGAAGGCATTTACACAGTAACCTACTCTGCAACAGATGCCTCTGGGAATACAGGCACTGCCACTAGGACGGTTGAGGTTATAGGTGATAATATAGTAACGTTTTCTTGGGGTCGAGGTTCTTTTAATACCAACACATGGACGTATGACCCACAAGAGAATAGATGGGAGTATATTCGTAATTCTGGACCTACAAACTATATAGAAAAAACTTCAAATAATCGTTGGAAATTTTACGGCAATATTAATTTGAATAGGCCATCGGGTACAGTTGAATATATAACCAACAGTAGTTACACTAGTGATGTTCCAATAAATATTCCGCATTCTGACTGGAGATTTGTAGGTCAGGCGAACAGTAGCTCGTCCGCCGCGAAAGTTGGTTTTTTACTTCTTGAGAGCGATATTCCAAGTTCTGGATCCACTATTACTCTTCAAGGTTTCTATCCTGATGGCTCTGGGAGTTCAGGAGTAGATTTTAATGGAACTTATAGATTCGATAGCAACAATTTTACCGAATTAACCTACACAAAAACTGATAGCACGTTTACATATACAATAAAATTAAGCAGGAACGGCGCAAACTTTAGATGGATTGCGTACTACACTGGTTCTGGTATATGGTTCTGGAGTGATGACTTTGACCCAGATGCAGACATAAACAATATTCTTGATATAACCCTGGGCGGACTTATTAATAAAATTTCGACGATTCATCCTAGTTTTCCTCAACCTGTAATCGGCACAGTATCTTAAAAATTAAAACACTATGAGCAGAATTAGAGATGGCTATAACTTTCCAAACGTATCCGTTAATTATAGATACGGTCTAGAGGAAAGTTCACCTATTCCTGACTTTTCTCAACCTATAAATCAAAGACAAATTAGTTTTTCTTTGCTGGGAAAAGCTAACGCTGGAGTTACTTTCGGAGCTACCAGAGTAGTTGCAGAGCCTCTTTTTGAAGAATTTGATGAAATTGTATCAATAAATGAAGGCGTTTATGCTAACAATGATACAAGCCAATTTAGATTTGTACAAACAACAAAAATATTAAGATTAACTGGCTTAAATGTAATTAATGTTGGAGACAACTATACAACAGCTGCTCCAATTGAATTAACTTTCAATAATGCCAATAATCCTTTTATATTCGGAGATGGAGAAATATATGATCAGCCAATATTAGATATAACAACAATTAATAATGGGGGTTTAGGAAGTTTTTCTATACTAGATAGCGGTCGATTTAAAGGTTCGTACGAAGTAGAGGGCTACACTGGAGAGTCAATTTATTTTAGCAAAGTAGGAACGGGATTTTTTGGCGAAGAATTAGATGAGCCAGATGATGGTTGGGATTACAACAGTGGGACGGTAGTGGGAACAGGGGCACTGCGTTATGATGAATTTAAAAACGGCGTATATCAAGGATTAAAAGTGGAAAGTGGAAATTTTTCTGGATTTGTTACGGTAGGAGATCTAGGAGATCAATTCGTGGGCACGTTTACATCGCCCTCTGGCTCAACTAAAGTTTTGCTCGAAACAAGATTCGATGATGAGTTTGCTTTAAATTCAACTGGCTCGTATTTTGATACAGGACTTTTAATATTGACGACTGGAGGGGCTGAACCTACGTATACTGTACAATCATCTAATCCAGGAGGCGGATTTGTCAATCAAGATGATATAAGAGACGGAGTAAATTATTCCAATTGGAATTCTTTAACGGAAGATCCTGTAGATAGACAAGCGTATACACATATAGTAAGGAACCCAAATGTGGATTCTGTAAGTCCAATATTTGATATTAAAAGACTTAACGATACTTTGCACGTAGCTGAAAAAGACTATAAAGTTACCGATAAACCTAACTGGTATGGTGGAGGTGACTTGGAAGTAGACCTCGTTTTTAGAATAGGAAATCCTACAGACTCTTTTGTTACAATGAGACTTGAATGGGGATTCTTAAATGTTGCCGATTCAGTTGAAATTATACAAACTACTTATAATGGTCAAACCGCAGGTGGATATTTAGTGCAGGGGCCAACTTTGAATTTTGATTCTTGGCGGTCATTACAGCAAAGTGACCCCGAATATAGTAACTTAACTATAGCTCAATTGAAATCAAGGTTTCCTAAATACGTAAGAATTTCTAAAGATATGTTCGAACAGAGTTCGTCCCTTATAGAGAGAACTGTGGTATTAGACTCAATTAACGAGCAGTTCAATACTACGTATAGTTATCCGAGTTCTGCCCTCGTCGCTACAAAAATAAATTCTACAAATTTTGACAATATACCAACTAGAACTTATGATGCAAAACTTAAAAAAGTTTGGGTTCCAGAAACCTATAACATAAAACACCTAATTGAAGACAAGAGATTTAGAAAAGATAATATATTGTATGGAGAATCTGAAACTTTATTTTATGACCCGAACGTAGTATTTAATAAACATTCACGCCGACAGACACCTGGTGGCAGGTATAATAAAAACTTTGGTCAATCTTTAGCAATTCTTGATAAATCGTTATTTGTATCGGATTCAGCTTGGGGGCGGGAATCGTATAATCATGGCAGAGAAAGCGGGCAAATTTTTATTTACAAAAATATGGCACAAGGAATGGATCATAACAACGATAACTCGTTCCAAATGATTCGAGATGGCATCCCCGAGTGTGGCACATTAAGAGGCATGGCGGAGGGACCAGATTTTGACATAGTTTCAAATTATGGTGGTACGTACAATAATAGCAGTAGTGTTAATAGTAACAGTCGCGTAGTATTTACTACTGTAATCGGCTTGGTTGGTTTGATACGAATAAGTACAGGATACGGTGGGTTTCCAACTTCTTGTACGCACTCTTTATTCTTGAGAGTTAGTCCCAGAAAATCCGCCATCTTGACATGTTCCATTAATAGTACCCTTCCTAACTCAGGAAATTATAGAAATTTGATGACTTTCGCATCGGGAATAATAATAGGTTCAGTTAGAGATCCTAATCAGCTATTACCTGACCAAGTTCTTAGAGTAGTAGATTATAATGGTATCAGGGTTGAGGATGAAGGAACTACCATAGTAAACAATAGTGATACAGATTATGTTTGGATAAAATTCTTTAGTGCTCAAGTTAGGCAAATTACAAAAAGGAGAATTGTTATGACTTACGGGATTGTTGAGTATGCATTTTTGGGGCCACCCTTAGCGAATCCTTCTTATAGCACCCAGGCAGTTCACCCAACAAATATGAGTATACAGTCGGTGAGACTATCTGATCAGACACTCAAAAATATTGATTTCGATAGCGATTCGCAAATTCTTGACGCACAAGATTCACTTTTGGCTCATAAGGCGCGGGAACGACTCGGAACCAGTAACACTAGCTCAAAAAACGGCGTAGCAATTTTTGAAATGTCTGACAATGGATTTTGGTATCCGCTTCAATTTATTCATCATGAAACCCATGATCGCAGCGACCTGTATGATCGTATAGATCAATTGTCTTTTTTCCCAAATCAAAAAAGATTTGCAGCGCATTGGTCGGGCAGCAAAGAAATAAATATATATAAAGTGGGCGACTCGGGATTATTTGAACTTGAAGATACATTCCCGTTTTTCGAAGGTATTTTTGAAGGTTTTAAAGTAAGCGCCGCTTCAGTATCGGCCAAAACTTATATTCAAGCCGCAGGCCCAAATAAGATTGTACTTGCTGTCTCGACAGCAGTTGGAGCTGCTCCAGGCTTCGGAAACAATTTCCATACTGACTTCAACAGATCCGCCGTCTACGTTTATAAAAAAGACTTAGTAAACGGATGGCGTTTGGATGAAATTGTTCTCGCGCCAGATTACGCGCTTGAAATTTACGGCGCCGCAGGGATGCCTCCTAGAATTAAAATCGATGGAGATTGGTTAATGATGGCTGGACTAAATTATGACGGAAATAACTTTAGATACTTCGACGGGGCCGACACAGGCGTAATTATTTTATTTAGATACAATGGCAAAAAATATGAATTTATAAAACAATTTCAATCTGATATTCTTAAGCAAGTAGACGCAGATGGACAGCCCAAAGATGTTTATTCTAAAATTAATAGTGAAGCAAGATTTTTTGCCGAATACGCTAATTTAAAGTTAGATGAAAACAATGAACCTGTTGTTGTGACAACTTCAACGGATGAAGAAACTACGGACCCTAATACTCACGGTCATATCTATGTTTTTAAAAGGCGTCCGCATACAAATGAATGGGTGACTGAAAAATATAATCCGTTTAACGACTTTGAACTTAATACTCAACAGAATTTTGAAAATATAGCTTTTGATGGGAAAAATGTCGCAGTTGCGATAGATCGACACCTTTCTTTACCAAACAGAGTGGGCACATTTTCAATAAAACAATTTCAAAAATCAACAAGAGTTCTTGAAACTAAAAATTGGTTTGGAGTTATGAAAAAGGCTTGGTCGGATAATCCAGCCTGGATTATTTACGACTTATTAACTAATCCAATATATGGAGCGGGAACCGTTTTAGACGATTTTAAAGATATAAATGTTTTTAACTTTTTTGAAGTCGCTAAGTATTTTGATTCTATTGATGATGATGGTTTTTATTTACCGATCTACGACGAAAGAGGAAGAACGGAACCAAGATTAAGTTGTAATTTTCTTTTGGAAAATGATTTTAACGCTTTCGAAGTTATATCGTCGATTTGTGACATGTTTTTCGGCGCAGTTTATATCAAAGATGGTAAGTATAATATATGGGCAGATATGCCTAAAGAACCCTCTTGGTATTTTAATAACTACGATGTTATGGATGGAAATTTTTCTTATTCAGACGCACCTAAATCATCTAGAGCTAGCGTAATTAAAGTCCCGTACTTAGATAAATATGAAGCTTTTAAAGAAAAAGTTGAATTTATTGAGGACGAAGATTTAATAAGAAAAAATGGAAAAAATGAGGCCAAATTAGATTTTACTACTTTCACAACTAGGTCTCAAGCTAGAAGGTTTGGAAAACATTATTTATATAATAAATCATACGAGACAGAAAAAATAAAATTTCTTACCGATGGTAAAGCTTTATTTTTAAACCCTGGAGATGTTATAGGGATTAATGATGAATTAAAATCTTTTAAGAATCAAAAAGCATTCTATGAAGTGAGCGAGATAGAACACACTGAAAAAGTATATGCGGTTTCAAATACCGTAAGTGGTGCTTTCACGACCGCCAAGTCATTTATATTTTCTGAAATAACTTTTAATCAAAGCAACACAAACGATTTTGAAGTCACAAATACAGTTGAAGCAAACCCGAGAAATGATACGTTAATACACTATGATTTATGTTTGGATAACGACGGAGTTCCTCACGTTCTTACTCAAGGAAACTCCGTCTGCGACGTATTTAAAAAGACTGATGACGGTTTTGATAAAGTTTTTCTTGATCAGGGAGTTTCTTCTTATCAAACTACCGATACTGAATTTGAAAGCAATTTGGCTTTTGATATTTATAATTACCCATACTTATCTATTGTTGAGAATTCTCGATACAACGACTCAAGTATTCCGCTTGCGCTTACTTTTTCTAAGTTAACTGGAAATGATTTTACTAATAGTGGACATTGGCAATTTACGCGATTAGACAATTTATATAATGATCCAGCAGAAACTGCTGCTGAATCAAATCAGCAAAACAAGAGCATAATTAGAATTAATTCTAATAATGATAAATATATTTTAACTTTTGTAAATTCAGAACCAGTAGAAGACCAAAAAACTGGAGAATACTTATTATATCACTGTCCAGGAGGATCTGATGACACAAATCCAAGTCTTTGGAGCAGACATGTAGTGGCTGCCGAAGACACACAATACACAAATGAACAAATACGAAGGTTTGATATGCGACTTACTAGTGATGGAAAACCAGCTTTTATTTATACTCAAAGTGTAGAAGACTCATACGGTTCAAGATGGCAGATTAGATATAAAGAGTTAACTGGGACTAATGTAGGCCTAGAAAGCGATTGGGCTGACGTTTTTGTACAAGGCACAAATCAAAGAGACTCTCAAATTAGATTGAAGCTTGACAAATTTGACGTTCCTTACGTACTCCATCAATATGAGGTGATCGGCAATAAACCAAATAATTTTATAATATATCCTATAAGTTATACGGGTAGATTTTTTAGGGAAAACTGGAGCGAAGGTACCAATTTTATAAAAAAGGTTGGGAACAACAGCGTCGAAAAAATGTCATTGGAATTTTTGCAAAATGGAAACACTTTAATTTTTAGCAACACTTATCACGATGATTCTGTACCAGGCAGTTATCCTTTTGAATCTTTGCAATTTGAAGAATCTTCGGATAAAAAAGAATGGAGCCAGCATCACAATTGGAGAAAACAATTCGTTTATAAACAAGATTATGTCGCCGATTACTACCAGAGGGGTTATACACCATCTACAGCTTATTCTTTTCTCAAAAATAGCATTACTTTAAAAAACCACGACTCGTTTCTTTACAATGATACTTTCAACATAGATACTTCTATAGAAAATAATTTAGAAATTACTAACCTATTTCCTGGAGATGTGAGTGAACTTTACAAAGAGACTCAGTTTAAAAACTTTTCTTCAAAAATAAAAGAAGAGGCTAATACCGCATCAAATTATCTAACTGTGACTGGCTTTGAAACTAGCGGAAATTATATCAATCTTTTTATTAAAAAAGATATAGAAAATTCAAAAAGTATAAAAGAGCTTTTTGTGAATAACCCTATGGTTAGACCTTTAGCACCAACAGGAGACGGGTATAAAGAATATAGAGTACTTAACATTTTAGAAAAAGAACAAAATTTATATGAGGTGGAAGCGAAGGAATATTTTTCTGACAAATTCGATGCAATAGACACTTTTTCGAGTATGATTGAGCCAGAAGAACCTGAATTTAACATAGGATTACCAAATAATGAAGTTATTAGACCGCCAGAACCTTCTGGTGTGGGGTTTATAACTGGTCTAGACGACGCTGGGTCGCCATTCTTGACTGGAATGATTACTGGAGAGCCCAACGGATCGGAAACCGAATACAGATTATCTTTGTTATATCCTAATGGAAGGGTTTTAGAAAAAGAAATTGAAAAAAACACTAATACTTTGTCATCTTTAAATGAGCCTTTAACTAATTTTGGTTTTTATAATTTGGCTGCCGTTGGAAATTATGAACTAAATGTAAAATCCTTAAGAAATCCAGAGTCCAGCACATTTATTAATAAAGAATTTGTAATATCCAAAACGAAAGATAAAGTAAGCACTTATCCTTTTATAAATGATATAGACTTATTGGTCAATCAAGATTTATTAAATGTAAAAATAAGAACAAGAAACGTGTATGGGGATAACTTAAACTTATTTGATTCTAATTGCAGAATTAATCTAATTATTGAAGGCAAAACTTATGTTGAGAATTCTAAAATGACCGATTTTGAGATTTCTTTTCAACAAATCAAAGAGTTAGCAAATTCTTCATCAAGAGAAAGGGAAATAAAAGCACAATTAACCTACAACGGAACAGTCATTTCAGAAAAATCAAAGATTCTAAAAGATGAAGCTCCGAAAATAACAAACGTTAATTTTGTAAGCGATGGTCTTACTGCTGGTATCGTTGCCGAAGTAGAGGAAAGCGAAAAACTCATATCCATAGATATGATAACTGGAGAAAACACTATCAAAACATTTGCGATAGAGAATCAAAGCAGACTGCAAACCTTTAGGCTTCAAGATTTTGAAATATCAAAGTTACCTAAAGAGCAAAAGATAGACTTCAATTTTGTCCCAAGAGATTTTTATGGAACTGGTCAAGCCTTAAATTGTGAAGGTTTCATTCCAGAAAAAGAATCATTATTTCAAAAGTATAATAATAGTATAATCGGAATTTACTCGATTTATTCAGAGGATGTAATATCTAATGACTTCTCCAGCTACGAATCATCAAATAATCAAAGCGGTTTTTACGGAAATGGACAAGATTGCCTGGTGGAATTTTCAAGTTCGTTGTTGAGTGGCCAATCGGCATCTTTAAATCTTGAATTAGTTTCTAATACGAAAAGTAGTGCTATTTCTATAAAATTTCAAAATGAAGGTTTTTTATCTAGTAAAAAAATCATGAACTTATCAGAAGAATACCACAATGTGAGAGTTTCTGGTGAAAGTGGTTTATTTGAGGGTTTCGATCTAAAGATTAAAAAACTAGTGTAATCTATTAAGGTTGATGGGAGTATGAAAGTTTTAAAAAATAAATTAAAAAACAGTGCTATTAAGGGTAAGGGCAAGTCTGGCGGAAACGCCGAAAACGTCTATCTTGTGCCTCCAGAAAGAACCGATGTATACAGAAGCTCCGCAACTATTAAATCTCTTGATATCTTATCTGAAGGTCCGATTGAGGGACTTTGCCTGAGCGACGGCAGGAGAGCGGAAGGGGTAGATATTTTCGGAGCTGTTTACTTTAACGAGACCCCTGTAAAAGAAAATACATCAAGAACAGTTAAAGTAGCCCCTTTTGGCTCTTCAGATATACAGTTAGTAGACAGAGCGTCCCTATCTTCTATAGAAACAGCATTAACCAATATTAAATCAAACCTATCAGGTTTTATAGCTGGCACCGATACCTCTCAGGGTTTAGCGACAATAGCGCGGTCTGGCATTGATAACTTAACGAACGAATTTTCTGAGTTGTTTTCTAATTTTGACGAATATGAATCTTTGACAAATCAACTAGGGATTATTCAATTTAATTTAGATGGAGTTCTAACTGACGCAAATAGTCGGATGTTCTCTAATTCAAAAAGCCCAATTAGTCCGAAATTTTTTGTCGGTGACGGGACTCACGAAAGATGTGTGAAAGTAGACAACGGAGAGCAAATAATAAAACTACCAGAAAACATATTTGCTTTTGCTCCCAGCTTTGATACTACAGACATATTTGCTGGAACAGATTCTGTTTTTGATTTCTACGAAGTGGACAATTTTGTTGGCGGAGGCATAATGTTCTTTTTTATAGGTGATGAAAATGCTACTGGTGCTGCAGGAGAGTTTTTAACTGGAAAGTTTATTACCGAAGCTAGTGATACTGCGGCAATAGAAAATGGCAGAGATAACGGATACGATGTGATCGGTACGGGAAACTCATTTGTTGAATATTTGAATGTGTCAGATAGACAAGCGAGCCCAGCCAGAGGAGAAACAATAGGAAAAAAAATAAATTTTGCAGTAGATATAGATAATAACTTAAGATTTAATTTTAATAAAATAAAAATAGAGCACACTAAAGGAGATGAATTTCAAAAGCCTCTAAACAATTTTCAAAAGATAATTAGAGACTACCCAGTTCAACAAAAATTATTAGGACCATTTGATCTAAGCGTTGTCTCCAATACTGCCGCTGTAAGCCCCAGAACTATTACTGATCAATTTGGTAATTCTAGAACTATACTTAAGGCTGGCGCTGGCAACAAAGATTATAGACAAGACGGAACATATGGAGCAGATTTTGCAGCTTGGAATGATAACATATCGCAAGAGCACGAAGGATATGGTTATACTCATATAATTCATCAAAACGAAGTTGATTATGTTTCTCCTATTTTAAATATTTCCTTGTTAAGGGATACCGAGCAATCAGTTGATGCTCAATTAGGCAGAACCGAATTTGCTGGTATAACTTTTGAATTTGAAATTGGTTTCGAAGGCAATTATATTGGAGAAAGTCTAGAATCTCTTTTGGCAAGGGGTATAGATCCTAAATTTATTATTTTAAATAATAATAGTTTTACATCAGTAATCGGGGCGGGTTATCAAGGAATAGTCGAAGGCGGATATATAAATGCCCCTTATGACGAAATAAGTTTACCTAAAAGCAGACAACTAAAAAATTTAAAAATTTCTGATATCGATGGGATAACGCAACAGATGATAAGTGATTTTGGTTTAAATCAAGATCAAATTTTATACCCGAACGATTCATGGGTAGACGTCAAAAGACAAATAAAAATTTCAAAAACTAGTTTCGAAACAGAATCTGCTCTCATACAGAGAGAGTGCTCTCTTTATGCAGTTACAGAAATAATAGACTCAAAATTTAATTACCCATTCTCGTCTGTTGTCGGAACATCATTAGATGCCCGAAGTTTTTCTCAACCCCCTATGAGAACTTACGACGCAAAATTAAAGAAAATATTAATACCCTCCAACTATGTTCCCCTCAAAGCGGATGGAAGAGACAAAAGATTCATAGAAAGTTCTAAACAATACGGGAGTAGAGATATTTTTCAATTTAATGGGTCTACTCATATAAAAATTCCTGAAAAAATAGAAGTGGGGACCGATAATTATGAAATATCTTTAAAGGTTAAATTTGGATCAATTGTTACAAGCGCTTCATCTCAGTATCTTATTGATGTAGATGGAGCAAATAGTAATACGCCTGGCAGAGTGGCTATATATCAAAAATCGTCTCATATATATATGCTTGCCGTGAATAGTAATGGTACTAGTTCTTTTACTGATGTCGGCGTTGATATTTCAGCATACTCAGCCTCTGATGTTTTTGAAGTTTCTTTTAAGTCTGTGGGTACTCTTGTTAGTTTATCGGTATCTGTAGGCGGATCTGTTGTTGGTTCTGCAAATAACTTAATGTCTAGGCCAAGTTTTGTTTATGATCCCACTAGTGACAAAAGTTTTCTTGTGGGAGCAGACACTAACGAGTCGTCAAGATTGGTAAATGAAACCCAAATTGCAGACCTCAAAATTAAAAAGAATAATCAGCTGCTACATTTTTTTGATGGGACTGTAATATCTACCGAAAGATTGGGTAGCGCATTTAAAGATAAATTCAATGGCGCTCATGGAGATATTATAGGAAGTTCATCTACTGTAGAAGACACAACCTTTCAATTCGGAAAAAACAAAGCACAAGTTTATGTCGGAGAATGGGACGGCACATTTAAATATGCTTGGTCTGATAATCCCGCTTGGATATTATACGATTTAATGGTGAATCCTGTTTATGGAATCAGAAATCAAATAGACGACTTAGAAGACATAGACATTTTTGAACTTTATGAAATAGCTAGATATTGCGATGGAGTTGATGAAGATGGTTGTTTTGATGGTGTCTCTGACGACAGGGGCGGCCTTGAGCCACGATTTTCTTGCAATATACTTTTGAGCGAAAAACAAAATGCATTTAGTGTTATTGGAAACATGGCCTCTATTTTTAGGTGCGTTACTTACTGGGGTGGGGGATCATTTAATTTTTCAATAGACAGGCCAAAGGACGAAATGGCCATCTTTAATAATTCAAATGTCTTAGATGGAGTGTTTGGTTACGGAGATGTTTTAAAGCAATCTAGATTTACTAGAGTAGAGGTGTTCTATGCGGATAAAAATGATTTTTATAAAATTAAAAAGGAGTATGTCGAGGACGAAGATAGAATTAGAAACTATGGTCTAATAACAAATACTCAAAATGGCATTGGAGCTACCTCAAGATCGCAAGCAAGAAGATTGGGTAAATATATTTTATTGAGTAATAAACTAGAAACAGAAACTGTCGAATTTGTAACTGACCATCAAGCTTTGATTTTAGCTCCTGGCGATATAATAAGAGTCGATGATGAATTGAAAAACTTTGAGATAAATTATGGTAAAATTCTTAATTCTAGTTATTCTCGAGATGAGTTTTATGTAGAGATAGAAAATTCTTTAAATACAGGAAATATTAAAACTGGTCAAGATAGTGCTATTTACTTATACAAAAATACAGGACAAACAGAAATAAAAACTCTTTATGATATTGCAAAATTTGATCAAGATTATAGCTTTGGAGAGGATGGGGATATATATTCTGGACATTTGCCTTTAGATAAAATAGGCAGTGCATATGAAAAATTTGTATTTAAAAGCGAAATTACTGGTATATCTCTAACTAACAACTCCGCGTCCATTAAATTAGATTTAAAAATAGATAAAAGTGCTGAGCTATATGGAGACAAAATTAAAAATGGGTCGCCGTTTAATCTAGAATTAAATAATGGTGTCGGAGAATTTTATAAAGTCGTTACTATAAAGCAACAAGAGGATAATACGTATGCTATAAATGGTTTACAGTATAACAAAGAAAAATTTGATGCAGTTGACTTAGAAGACTATCAAGATATTGAAGAAGGCTATAATATTGGGCTACCTAATAATACAATAAGTAGACCAACTCCCCCAGACAGCTTTTCGACTGGCATCGTATCGCAAGATGGTAATTTATATTTAACTGGCGCTATTTATGGAAACCCAAATGGATCAGAGACTAAATACAGGGTGTCTTTAACATATCCAAATGGGTCTTACACATACAAAGAATTTTTAAAGGACTCCAGGTTAGCGTCTCCAATAACAAACTTTGAGTTTCATAATATTGCTCAAGTAGGCTTATATGATGTAATTGTGACATCTATGAGAAATCCAGAGTCAGTTGATTCGCCCTCGAAAAGTTTTACTGTTGACTCCTCTGATTTTTGCACAGATATTTCTTTTGGAAATATTTTATTAGGTAAAGAAATCAACCAATCAGGGATTACAAATGATTCTATCAAATACAAAACAGGAGAGTCCATTACAGAAAATGATATTTTTACCATACCCATGAGGTCTGATGACGATAGAGTTATTTCTTTTAACTCGCCCCAATCACCTTACTTAAATATTAAATTATTTGATAAAGATGATCAATATGTGGAAGATTTAGTTGGAAGGTGGAGATCTTCAAAATTTAATTTAAGTCAATTAAGAAAACAAGAAGTTTTAGACGATCAAAGATTTTATACTTTAGGATTTTATTTATATAACACAAGCAATCAGCTTAAAGACACTTGCATGTATTCAGTAAAAAACAATCCTCCTAGTTTAAACTGCGAATCAATTGAAGAGTTCACGGACAAAGTCGTATTTAATTTAAATCTAGAAGGCAGCTTGGATTCCAAGAAGGTAGATGTTTATTCGTCATATGACGGGCAAACTTTCAAAAAACTAAAAACAGAGAACCTCTTATCTCATAAAGAAAAAATTATACTACCAGTTCAATATTCTGAAATAAAAACATACAACGACGTTACTTATAAATTTTTGGCTCATGATATTATAGGAACGGGCAAGTGGTCTGACACGGTGACTGGTTCCATAACTAAGGCAGAAGAAGAGCCCGCTTCCCTGCAAGTGCCTTTTTCTCAAATCACCCAACAACTTAATCAATCTTTGGTTTCAGTGTATTTTGCTCAGTTTGATGGCAATTTATCTGGACAATATTACTCTAATGGCTCTCAGAGCTACAATTTTAGCGAATTTGACTCGGATGGTAGAGAATTAGGGTATAACGTCATATTAGACTCTTCCTACTCTTACAGCGGATCTGGTGCCCAAAGGAGCTTAGACATTAATGATGTCCTGAGTTTGGATTTAAGCTCCTCAGAAACTAGTGAAACAAAAACTTCTTACAAGAAGAGAAAATCTATTTGGCAAAATTATGGCAATCAAACCTTTTCCCTTAATCTAACTAACCCTTCGGGCATATCAATAGATCAAGTTAATTTAGAAATTGAAAAGTTTTATAAATAACTACGTAAACAGGTAAAAGAAATCGTCTATTATGTCCGCGTGCTCGGGAAACGTTTCTTCAACTAAAGGTCTTATGTATTCGTACCTCTTAATCAACTTTAAAACCCTGTTGGGTCTTTTGTTTTGATGGGTTGATAGCTCAAAAATAAGTTCGCTTGATATTCTAGATAATGCAATTTTAAAACAAACTTTTTTAAATTTATTTAATTTTTCTTGGGCCTCTTCTATATTTAGATCCAGCAGTCTGTGATGTTCAAAATATTTTTCTAAAAGGGTTTTTTCAGAGCTCTTTGATTCACAAAGACCAGTAGAAAGACATAAGAAAGCTAAATCAAAAAATGGATCTAAAACAAAAGATTGGTGAAAGTTGATAAATTTGAAAAAACTATCTTTAACTAAAATTTTAGATTTTGTTAAATTTGTATGGCATAGACTAAAATTGCTTTGTTCAAGATCTTTGATCTCCTCCTGGACTTGACTCTTGATTAAAGCCAAAAACTCTACATATTTACTATAGTTCGGTATTTTTGTTCTAAATCTTTCTAAGATATCGTCTGGAACAATTTTTTCAAAATCATTATCTTCTATAAAAGCTTTTAAAAATATATCTACCTCGTTATCCCTAGACCCTTGTGTAATCTCATGAGCAAAGGAAAGATTCATGGCTAGAGGATCCAATAGTTGAAAAAACTCTCTTTGTGAAATATCAAAAAGGGATCGACTTAACTCTAGCGTGACAACTAATACATTTACTTCCGTGTCTGAATATTGCACCTGCTCGAAAAAAGAGGGTATTGGAGAGATTTTTTTACCGTCAAACAATTTTAGATTGTTATACTCTTTTTTCAAAACAGAATCTGGGTCGTCTTCGTTAATTTTTAAAACAAATAATTTTTTATCGAAAACAAAAGAATAAGAATCACACTCAATATTTTGATCGATTAGTTTTAAAGAATTTACAATTTCTGATACAACAAAACCATCTTGTTCGATAGAAGATTCTAATAAAACCTCCTTAATAAAATTAATTTCTTCTTTTGATATTTTGACATTCTCGTTGCTTA